CCTCGGTGGCTTCAAAGCTGGGCGTATAAGTGAAAGTCGCCATGGCTTTATCCTACGCCGCCAGCAATCCGCCTGGACGCTTCTGCCGCAGCAGTTCTTCCTGAACCGCTTGAGACACGGCGCGGCCGAGCTGTTCACCTTTGCCGGAGTCGCCTTGCACCTTGCTACCGGAAGCATCGACTGACACGTTGACGGTAACACTACTGCCGCCGCCACCGGCGATGCCCAGCTTGCCATCGCGGCCGCGTTTCAGCGGAACGATCGCTTCGGGGCCAGCCTCGCCCATCACGCCGGTGCGCATCGCTCCGCCGTTTGCGAACTTGAACAGCGTGGGCTTGTTGACGATGCCGCCGGTGGCGAAGGGCTGGATGCCGTTCTGGGCAAAGGCACCGCCGTTGGCCATCAGGCTGGGCATGGAGTAGGCGGCCGGGTTGAAGGAAATTCCACCGCCGAAGCCACCGCCGCCGCCGCCGCCGAAGACGCCGCCGCCGCCGAAGAGCCCAAGACCCTGGAAGATCGTCCGAAGCACCAGCTGCTGGATGATCATGCGGGCCGTCTGCCGCAGGATGTCAGCAGCAAACTCCCGGAAGTTGGCCTTGCCGGTGGTGACCAGGCTGAAAATCTGATCCTCGAGGCCCTTGATGCCGTTCTGCGTCAGCTGCGCCGTGGCCTCGCGCATCGTGCCGATCGACTCGACGTAGCTCTGCACGCCTTCCTTCATGCCCATGCCGATTCGGTTGTCTTGACCGAAGCGCTGAGCGTCGTTGAAGGCGATCTGGGCTGCAGTGAGCTCCTCGATAGCAGTCTTTTGATCTTGGTAGCCTTGCGTGATGGCGGCGATTCTGAGCCTGATCCCTTCTGCTGCTACGGGATCTTCCAGCGCCTTTTTCTGCGTTAGCTCATACCTGAGCTCCTCGACCTGCCTGCTGTAGTCACGAGTCAGCTGAGACTTCTTGAGCTCGCTTTCGAGCACCTCCTGCCGCACCCCCGCGTTCTCCAGCTCCTGGCGCTTCTGCAGCTCGGTCACGTTGTCACGAAGGGCCTGCGACTGGTCCTTGTAGGCCTTGGCCCCCTCGAGCGCGAACAACTGAACTTCCTGGGGAAGACGCTTTTGCACCATCTCCTCAAGGAGAGCTTTGTACTGAACCGCCATGTCGAAATCGACTTGGGCAATTGCAACATCGCCCTGGTCGGCAGCGTTGCGACGCATCTGCCCGGCCTGGCCAGTCGGAAGCTTGCCTTCCATAGCCGAGGGCCGGACGAAGTAGCCGCCGTTGCGGAAGTAGTCGAGGTCGGGGAAGTTACCAGCCTGCAGACCGCGCTTGCGGGATTGGTGGAAGACGTTGTTGCCACCGGTGTAGACGCCAACGTGCGGGGTGTCGCCGGGACGGCCGGTTGCGACGATGTCGCCGGCCTGCAGCTTGCTCCAGTCGCGCATGACAGTGCCAGCCTTGCGCACCGTGTCAGCCCAGGCTGTAACGCCAGGCAGAGTGATGCCAAGCGACTTATAGAAAGCCTTGACCGACTCGGAACACATGTTCGCGACGCCAGTAAACCTCGAAGCCGCCGTGGTCGCGCTGCTGAGCTGCTGAGGCGTGAAGCCTCCAATGCGCGGTGCTCCAGCGCTACCACCGCCACCGACAGCGGCGGGGTTCGCGGTGACCGCATTCATAAAGGTGGCGTTCTGCAGTGCGCGCTGACTTCCGGTCGCATCGACTGCTGCTTGCCTCGAGCGCTGGCGCAGCTCATCGATCGTGCGGAAGAACTGAGCCGTCTGCGAAGCGGTCTCAGCCGCGACGCCGGTAAGTGACGCGATGCGGAGATCGCGTTCCCGGTTGATCAGCTCCTGCTGCAACTCAAAGCGCTTGCGATCGAAGTCGGCCTGGGCGCGGAAGACCGCTTCCGACAGGCGGATTTGGGCTTGCGCGTTGGCTTCGGCGAGTCGCTGCTGCTCGGCGGCGAGCTGTTCGGCATCCCTGCGGAGCTTGTCAAGCGCGGACTTGTCGAGGTCGCCCTTCCCATCCTGAGGATCAGCAAAGTTTGTGAGCTGCTCCTGGAGCCTGCGAAGCTCGTCCTTCTGAATGTCGACCTCGGTGCGGAACTTGAGCGGATCAAGGCTGCTGATTGTCTTCTGAGCCCGAGCAATCCGTACTTCAAGTTGTTTCCTGTCCTTGTAGAAGTCGCCGGGGCCAGCGCCCCAAAGCTGCGAACCAGGAATCAGCGTCTGCCATTCCCGTCCCTGAAGTTCCTTGAGCTCTTTCTGGAACTTGGCCAGATCTGCCCTGGCCTGCTTGACTGCGCCGGATACGGTCTCCCGAGTTGCGCCAGCAAAAGTTTTGTTGGGGTCGTAGCCGCGAAGAGCTTCGATCTCACCCTTGAGCTTGTTGTAATCACTGAGCCCCTTAACGGCGAGCTCAATTCCGATCGTGATAACGCCAATCAGGCTAAGGGCCCTGAGTGCTCTGCCCAGTGCGACCACCTTCGGTGCTGCAAGTGCCGCAGACGCAGCGGCCTGCGCGCCGCCAAGCTGGAAAGATGCAAAGGTTGCGATAATGCCCGGCTGAAGAGCAATGAAGCCCTTGATGGCCAGTGTCACCGCGCCCATCTGAAGCGCGAATTTCGCCAGCCCGCCGATCAGCGCTCCGTTGTCCACCAGGAACTTGACGAAGCCTGCAAACCCTTTTGCCAGCTCCACCAGTGCCGGTGTTGCATCTTTCAGTGCCCTGCCAAGCGAATCCTGGATCTGAGCGCCAAGCGGCAAGATCGCCTCGCCGATTGCTCGCTTGGTATCGTTCCATGTTGTTGTCAGCCGAGCACCAGCATCGGCGCTGGAGGCCGCGACCTGCTTGGCGCGCTGCTCAAACTGCCCCAGGCCCTGGTCCGACGTGACGAACTTCATCAGGTCAGAAAGACCGACGACGCCCTGCTCGAGATCCTTCTGCAGCTGGGGCAGGGTGCGGTTGGTGGCCTTGGCAAACAGTGTCACCGCGCCAGGCAGTCGCTCACCCAACTGACCCTGCAGTTCTTCCGCCGAGACCTTGCCCTTCGAGAAGACCTGACCGAGGGCCGTGAGGGCCCCTTGCACGTCCTCCGATGTGCCGCCGCTGGCCTTGATGGCCGCAGTCACGTTGCGGAACACCACCTCAGCATCTGCGACCTTGCCGCCGGCGCCGATCACGGCGGCCGACAGCTGGGTCATGCCCCTGGTGGCCTCAAGCTGAGGAACGTTGAAGTCGCGGGTGACCGCTGCGGAGGCCGCCAACGCACGCTGGTACTGGTCCTGGGTCTTGGTGATGCCTTTCAGCGCAATCTCAAGCTTGCTGATGTCGGCGGCGTAGGTGGCGAATCCACCGACAGCCTGCCTCCCCATGCCGGCATAGGCGCCGACTGAGCCGCCCAGGAATGTGCCGGTGGCAAAGCCAGCCGGGCCGCCCACCAGAGCGCCGATGCCACCGCCGATTGCGCTGCCCAGGAAGCCCTCAGGGCCGCCGAAGATGCCTGAAGCAGCGAGGGCTCCGGTGCCCTGGCCAATCTGGCCTGCACCGCCCCGGCCGCCGATCTGCCGTCGTCCAATCTGCCTGTCAGCCGCTGCAATCGCCCTGCGAGCCTCGCGCTCGATCTGCGCGTACTCCTTATCGAGCGGGCTGATCGTGGCGCGGAGCTGCTCCCAGGCAGCACGCTGGCGCTGCAGGCTGCCCAGGCTGCCGTCAGATGCGCCGGCGGTCTGCCGAATGCTGTCGGCCACCTCTCGGTAGCTGCGGCCCATGAGCTGCAGCTGATTGGAGGCGGTCTGGTTGCTGATGCCGGCGATGCCCTGGAAGAGCTCGCTGGGCGCAGGAGGACCCTGCATGGGGCCGCTGCGGGCCGCGGCTTCAGCCTCACGCTTGCGCTGATTGCGGGCAATCGACTTGTCGATCGCGATGCGATCCTCAAGCCCGGTCGAGAACTGGAGGAACCCGCTGGTGACGTTGCGGCTTTGCTCCAGGCGGCGCTGAGCGGCCTCGACGGCAGGGTTGGCAAACTCCCTGTTCAGCTCGCGCTGAACGGCCGCCATCTCGCGGGAGACGCGAATCCAGGCTTCGCCCCCACGTGTGACGTTGACCAGCTCGGCACCGAGCTCAGTCATCCGCTGGTTTAGAGCGGCCGTCGTGTCCGGCAACGCAGGCAGCGCCGATCCACCCTTGCCGCCCTGGGAATAGGCTTCGGCTGCAGCAATTACGCCTTGACGACCAAGCGCTGTATTAAATGGCAGCTGACGGCGCTGGATCTCAGTCAGCTTGTCGGTGTACTGCTGCGAATAAACGCTGAGATCCTGCAGGTCGCGCTTCAGAGCAGCAACTTGCTTCCCAAAAGTGCTCGGCTTTGCGCCGACAATCTGGCTCTTTAGCTGAGCGTCAGTGAATTCTTTGACGCCAGTGGCTGCTTCCTTGTAGGCGCCGCCGAGGGTCTTTACGTCCTTCCCCAGCTGCCGGTAGACATTGCTGCCAATGGTCGCCTGGCTCTGCAGCGCCTTCAGCGCTTCAACTTGACCCTTGATGACCTGTTCGCTCTTGGCACCGGCTTCGCCGAACGCCAGGATCTGCTTTCGTGCCTTGGCCAGCTCGCTTTCGGCCGGCCCAATCGCCTGCTGCAGGCCGCGGAATGCACCCTTGAGCTTGTCAAAACCCTCAAGCCCCTCAATCTGGGCGAGGATCTTTACTCTTGCGACTGATTCAGCCATCGTCGTTCAGCACCTGAAGAGCAGCAGCTTCCATGACTTGGATGCCCTCCAGCATGGCCCTTGGATCCTCCACTGAGTATAGGTCGCAGAACCACCGCAGCACCTCGTACTTCAGCCCGGTGAATCCACCCTGGACGACGTTCCACTGCGTCTGCAGGCGGAGGAACATCATCACGGTCTCCCAGTTTTCGTCCCAGACCTCGCAGTCGTCGGACGGCTTTTCCTCGTCCAGCAGGACGACACCCATCAGTGCAGCATCGTCCTCGACTTTGCCCTTGTCCTTACTGCCAGAGGCAGCCCAGTGAAGGGCCGCCTCCTCTAGTTTTTTGCTGCGCCACCCTCGAGGCTCTTGAGGTAGGCCGCGATCACACCACGGGTCCAGCAGGGATCCTCGAGCTGCTCTTTCAATGCTGAAAGAGAGAACGGAAGATCCTTGCCGGACTCGTCCTGCATGCCCTCCCACCCAGACACCACGGCTTCAATCAGGTCCGTGTCGCCCTTATCAACCAGCTTCTGAAAATCAGAACGGCCGATGCGCTTGAACACGGCATCGAAAGTCTCCTTTTCAAACCGACCACCGTCGACGGGGAATTCGACGGTGACCGGCCACTTGAAGGTGGAAGACTTCTTGCGGACGAAAGCCATGCAGTGTGCTCCTAGAGATCAGGTGTAGGCGAGGGAGACCTCGTCGTTACCTGCGCTGGTGGGGATGGCCACGTAGGGCAGGTTCAGCATTTGAATGCCGTCGCTGTCACTATACGTGGGATTTCCAATGTCGACCTTCTGGGCGGTGAAGGTGACGATGTTGCCAGCCGTGCTGCCGTGAGCGAAGGTCAGGCTGCCGGTGGTGTTGTCGTTGGCGATGGTGAAGAAGTCCTTGGCCGCGATGGTCGGGGCTTCAATAACCGACTCGCCAGCGGGAGCACGGTTGGTGATCAGAACCTGCTTGGTGCAGCCGATCAGCTCGCGGTAGACCACCTCGTTGGCGATGTCGAAGTTGACCGACATCAGACAGCCGCTGTAGCCCAGCAGGCTGAATGCAGAGGTGTTGCCTTCCTTGAAGATCAGCGGAGTTGCCTGAGCGGTGTAGGTCACCACAGGGGCTGCGGTGTCCGTCGGGGCGTTGTAGATGCCGGTCATCGTGAAGTCGATGGTCGGGATCTGGCCCAGCTCACAGTTCATCGTGAAGGTGCCGCGGCAGCCAGTGGCCTTGTGCAGCACGCCATCGTTGTTGAAGTAGATGGTGGCGGAGCTGAACGCCGTGCTGACCGGCGCGTAGGTCACGCTGGTGGAGGCAACAACGGTCTCGGACAGGCCACAGGCCTTGAGCAGGGAGCCGTACTTGGGCGCGGTGCCGGCGGTGCCGGAACCAGCCAGTTCCACCTGGAAGGTGATGCTGACGCGGGTGTTGCCCAGCAGCTGCTCGGAATTGCCCAGGTAAGGGCGGATCAGGTCACGGGACACCTGATCGGACTCGATCGGGGTGATGTCGAGGTTGCGCACCAGGATCGCGTCACCCCCGACTGGCGTCGAGTCAGTTGCGTAAACAGATTCAGTCTTCGCCAGGATCAGGCGTTTGCGTGTCAGGAGCGGCATCGCTGGTTACCTCAGGTTGGGGTGCTGCGACCGGCTCAGTCCGCTCGATGAGCTGTCTCTTGCCGGTTTTTGGGTTGAGGAGGTAGGAGCCTCCTTGACCATGGTATTCATCGATTGTGATAGCCATCATCAGGTTCCGAGGTTCACAACAGAGGTTCTGTACTTGACGAGGTAGTCGCACATCACGACGCCTGCGGG